CTAACATATCAGGAGAGATAGAATCCGGACAATACAGAAAAGGCAGATTTGCGGTTAATTATCTAGCTCCTGGTACACAAGTTTCTAAACCAATGAATAACATACCATATCAATTGTTCCAACAAATAGATAGATTGGAAAGACAATTACGTATGGTAGGTGGTTATCCTGTTACTGACGATAGTCAGTCACCTAACTCTTTTGTTACTGGTGCAGGATTATCAGAACTAAACAGTACTATGTCATTAATGATATCTGAGTATAGAGATATTATTAAAGGTGCATTAGTACGTATGGACCAAAAAAGATTAGAACTAGATGTAGTTTTATCTTACTCACAAGGTATAAATAAAAAACCTATGGCTGGTTATCTTAATGGTTCAGCATTTTCTGAAAACTACTTTCCACTTGCTGATATTGGTGGAGACTTTAAAACTAGACGTATCTATGGTGTTATGGCTGGTTTTGATGAACCACAAAAAATTGTAACTGGTTTGCAATTGTTACAAGCAGGTGTTATAGACGTAGAAACGTTACAAGATAATATTGATGGTTTAGAAAATATTGCTAAAGTGCAAGAACGTATACGTAAAAACAAAGCAGAACAAGTACTATTTGATAGTATTTTAGCTAGGTCTGCACAAGGTGACCCTGCAGCTACAATGGCTGCTATAGCTATTTATGAGTATCCAAACGCTATAACTGATATAATGAAACAGTTTTATACTCCACAAGAGCCACAAATGTCACCTGAAGAACAAGCTATGATACAACAACAGATGATGATGGGTGGTGGCGGTGTACCAGGAATGGCACAAGCATTTGGAGTATAGTAAAATGCAACATTATTTTGACAGAGAGTTTTGGGATTTAGTATATCAAGAGTATGGTGTTACTGATGAGCTGGATATTTTAAGTGAAAACGTATTAGAAATACTTACTCCTATGCCTGGAATAATTGTATTAATAACAAAGGATTTTCATAATGGCGAAGAAGCGTAGAGGCGGATATAGACAACCAAATAATCCTGCACCTGTAGCTACACCACAAGGTGGACAAAGAACAGATGGTGGACCTGGTAGCAGTAAACAACCATTAAGAAGATTACCTGATGCTGATTATGGACAAAACAAAGCATTTGTAGAACAACAACAAGCAGCACCATTACCAAAACAAGAAAGACTTAACCCTAACATATTTGCACCTACTGAATATCCTGGTGAACCTGCAACAGAAGGGTTGCCTATAGGACCTGGTAGTGGACCTACTGTTATGCCTGATAATATAGATACTATATTGCAAGCAATGCATAAGTTAAACCCATCTCCTTTAGTTGCAGATATGATTAACAACAGGGTTGATTAATGGGATTTTATTTACACGATAGAAACGCATACGAAGATTTAATTAAAGCTAATGCTAGACAAGAACTAAAAGTAGCACAGTATGAAGATATATTACAAAAATCTGACCCTTTACAGATTTTAGAAAATTATAGCAAGTATCAACAAGAGATGCCTGAAATAGGCTCACCTGATGCTATGTCATTATCACAACTTAATGTTCCTACAAACTACGATACTGCAAGAACTATTGCACAAGCATCAGCTAATAAAAGAATATTTGACGAAGCTAGATTATGGAATGAATTACAACAAGAGTTTGGTGATGATAGTGTAGCTGACAATATGAAAATGACTGCTGCTGATGTATGGACATTAGGATTAGCACCAGGTGGAGCTAAACCATTTCAAACACAAGCAGGTGTATGGGCATTTGCTGCATTAGATTGGTTGTTTCAAACTATAGGACCAGGTGGTTCTGGTAAGTGGTCTATAGGTTCACAAGCTATAAATGCATTATTACCTGGACAACCTATGGCTGTAGGACGTTCTGTAGCATATTTAAGAGATTTAAGAGAATACGATAAATTATTAAAGAATGGATATTCGAAAGTTCAAGCACAAAATAAACTGTCAATTGATTTAAGTGGTACAAGAGTACAAGGATTAGGTGAAAACTTAGGTCCTGTAGGAGAAATTAAACAACAAATCGATATGATAGCTGAAGCACATAAGATGGGTGGTGAACCTGTTATAACTGCTATGTATAGAGCTGTGCTAGAAGGTAAACCTATTAACTTTGATAGAAGTAGATGGTTTATAACAGAAAGTGTTAAAGCAGAAAAAACACCTCATTACATTAAACTTACACAAGATTATGGTATGTCACCTGATGAAGCTAGAGATTTTATATATAAAAACATTGGTAATCCATTAAGAGGTAGCTATGACCCTAAGACTGGTGAAACTAATTATGCTTTTGATGGTGAGGGTGGTAATTTATACTACACATCATATGATAATCCAAACAAAATTAACTTTTATGCAGGTCGACATAGACAAAAGTATTTCTTTGCAGGCATAGATAGACAAGATTACTTTAGACCTGAGTGGGCTGACAGAGATATTTTAATGGAGTACTCACCAGGTAAAGTACAATCATCTGAATTCTTTGAACCAGGTACTACTGCATTTAGAAATATGTCAGGTTTAATTGATGCAGCACATCAAATTGTGCCAGAAATATTTCTAGGTAAAGGCATTAAAGGTGTTAGAAATGTTTCTAAAGGTTTAAGAGGTGTTAATGGTGCATATGAAATGGTTAACCAAGGTAAACTTGTTAAACGAGGACTTGTTAAAAACTATATAGTTACACCTAGAAAATTAGCTGACAATGTATTAGAAGAAGTAGGACCAAGGATTGATGGTGCTACTGGTAATGGTAAAATTGATGATTTAGTAGATAGCGGATATCAATTACTTACTAATAAAAATATTACACCTGATACTGCTAACCAGAGAAAATGGCTTAAAAAGATGAGAAAAGAACAAACATTGTTTGGTTATGTGCCAAGGTTCTTTCAATTAACACAAGATGAAATATTAAATCAACCAATTAACATAAGATTCTTTAAAGCTGTAGCTGAAGAAGATAACTTAATGATTATGGGTAGTAATAACATAATTAAAGATATGCCTGCACAAGTACAAAAAGCTTTAGTAGAAGCAGATGATTGGAAAGATGTACAAAATATATTTGGTCAAATGATTGATACTGGATATAAAATACAAAACAAGTATGGAGAAATGGTTCCTTATACTTTACCAGGCAAAGTATTACCTAAGACTGGTTCAATGATACTTAATAGATTTTTACAAAAAGCAGGAATAGATAAATCATACAGAACATTTGGTAGTTTTGCTGGTGAAAATATACGTAAAGTAAAAGATACTGTTATGCCTTATATGCCTTTTAGACGTAATCCAAGTAAGTTAACTAGAGTAGAAAACACAGATGCTGTAGTAATTGACCAAGCAGCAGATGTTGCTAATAAAATATCTGAATTAGCTAAAACAGAAAACGCTCCTATGGTTTATAAGTTTCAAGAAATGAGACAACGTAAACTACCTGAGTTTGAAAAGTATCTTGGATTTTCATCTAATTACAATTCAACATACAATCCTTATTACAGAAAGTTATTGAGTGTTGTACCTGAAATGGGTATACCATTGAATAACTTAGATTCAGGATACAGACAGCTAATAGGTCATTTGCAAGTTAATCAATATGATGATATTGAAGCTAATAAAATATTAAAAGAGTTTTTAGATATAGACCCTAATAAAAAATCTCTATACAGAGACTTTGCACAACAACAAGCATTAAGAGATGTCAAGATGATTAAAGCAAGAGGTGGTAACTGGGAATATGTAGCACAAGTTGCTGATGAAATGTTTGAAGGTTTACAAAAATCTAAAATATATGCTACTGATAAAAATGGTCAAATGCTACCAAGCATTGGTACAAGATATAAAGGACAAGATATAAATCATGTTGGTAATGCTGTAGATGAATTTGGTAACGTAACAACTTCTGTATCAGGTTCTATGTTGTCAGAAATGCAAGATAATATAGCACCTTTATTAGATTATAGATTAATTGAACGTTCATTAGGTCCTTTGTTTAAAGCATATCCAGATGGTAAGTATGTTCCTACATCATTTTTAGGTGATATGAAAGCATATGCTAAATATAAAGGACAAAACAAATGGTGGGGTAAACCTGGAGAAGATTTACCTAATCCATTTGATGATGGTATTATTAATGTTAAAAGATTAGAAGATAACTTTTTAAGCAACACGCTACAGTTTTATACACGAAATATATTTAAACCTCTGGTACTTATGAGGTTTGCTTTCTTTACACGTGTATTTATGGAAGAACAAGCACGTATGGCAATGAAGGGTATATCTAATATTTATAGTAAACCTTGGGAATATCTTACTTGGTTAGCTGCACATAATCCTAATTCTAAAGTAGGTTCAATATTAGAAAATCTACCATTTACAAGAGGATATCAAAAAGCTAAATACAGTGATGATGCTGTTGATTTCTTAATGGAAGAAGAAATTATGGAAGCTATGCAAAAAAGTATGCGATATGAAGATATTACAGGAACAAGTCTTAAAGCAAGAAATAGACATACTGAATATGTAGCTAAACGTACTGAAGAATTAAACCAAGATGAAATTAATTTAGCTGTTTATCACGAACTTAGATTATTAAAAGGAGACCCAATAAACCAGGCTGTTGCTAAATATGGATATGGTAGTAATGAATTAGCTGAATGGTTAATATCAGATGCTGGTAAAAAAGCAAGATTAGAATTAGTAAGGTACGGTGGTAGAGGACATGCTGATTTTATAGAAGAATCATCTAAAGCTTTAGACCAACATTTACAAATGGTTGAATCAAGAATACGTAAAATAGCTGGTGGAGAATTAGATTTAGCAAAAGATGCTATTAAAAATAAAGATGGTACTTACACATACGCAATTAGGTCTGATGTTAATGTTGGAGATGCAGCTATACGTAATTTAATTGCTGAAGGTAAATTACTTAAAAAAGGTAAAACAGGTACAAAAAGTTCTGATTATGTAGATTTTATGTCTAACGAAAAGTTTTTCAAAAAATATGACAAAAACAAAATGATGAAAGAACTTGGTTATTGGTACAACAAAGAAGATGGAATTAATCCAGGTGTATTAAATCAAGTAAGAGATGTTGTTCCTACTGAAGGTGTTAATAACTATTTAGGAACAGTAGAAGAAATGATGGACCATTTCTTTGACACAGTGTTTACTAGATTAATGACTAAACCAATTGGTGTACTTAATCGTTCTACTACATTTAAACAATTTAGATGGATGTATATTGCTGAACGATTTAAAGATATGGATAAAAGCGTAAGAGCTAAATTTATAAAAGAAGGTATAGAAGCAGGTATACCTAAAAATGTAATTAAAGAACTTAGAGGTCAAGATAGTTTATATAAATCAGGACCTATTAAAGATTTTCAAGTTATGGACACAGAATCTAAAGCTTATGGTCTTGCTGGTGTAAAAGAATTATTATACGATACAAGAAAAAGACATACACTATCTGACAAGCTTGTAAATGTATTTCCATTTATTGAAGTATGGTTTGAAGTATTCCAAACTTGGGGACAATTACTTGCAGAAAAACCATATGCATTAAGACAAGCACAAGTAGCTACAAGAGGACTTGGTGCTGCAAATACATTAGGTGAAAGTAGTGATGATGGATTTATATCACCAGACCCTATGAATCCTGATAAAGATGTATTTGTTTATCCATTTGGTGGATTTATGTCAAATATATTATTTGATGATGAAATGTTTAGTGACAGTGATAGAAAAGTACAAATGTCACCTAAAGCATCATTGCAAGGTGTTAACTTATTAGCACAAGGTTTTGTACCAGGACCTAACTCTATGGTATCTTTTGCACTTAGTAAAGTAATACCTAAAGCAGAATCAGCTACAACTGCTGTTGGTATTAAAAGTGGTTGGGGTAATGAGTTAGAAACATTTATATTTGGTGAGTTTCCACCACCAGAAAAACTAAGAGATGTATTTAGAGAATCACCTGTTTATAGGAAACTAGGTGCTGCAATGTTAGATGAAGATGAGTTTGAAAGAATAACTGATGGTTCTAGTCAAATTGCAAGAATGCGTGCTAAAAGTACTATTGAGTTATTTAGATGGGGTGTAGCTTCTGGTGAATCACAAAGGTTATATAAAGCTGGTAAGTTAGATAAATACATACCAAAGTTGTATCCAGAGTTTGATAAAAACGAATTAAATAAAGGTCAAATAGATAATCTTTATTTAGAGTATGCCAAAGAAAAATCAGGTACATTATTTGCATTTCAATTTATGTATCAGTTTTTTGGTCCTGCTGGATTTAAACCAGAGTTTTTTATTGAAGATGACCAAGGACAAATGTGGGGACAAGCTGTACTTTATGAAGAATATGTTCGTATTAGAGAAGAACAAGGTGGTAATGACTTAAGAACATACACTGCTTTTTTAGAGGAATTTGGAGTAGAACATCCATATCTATTAAGTCCTAGAACACAAGCAGAAGGTGGCAAACAAAATTACAGTGTTAGAGTACAAAATTTTCAAAAAGATAATCCTGAAATGTTTGCTAACTTAGAAGTAAGTGGTTATTACTTAAACATTGATAATCCTTATGAAGAAAAAAATTATAGAGATATTTTAGATTATAAAAATGAACTAAGTCCTGACCAATATCGTAGAGCTATAAATGATACTATAGGTTTCTTTAGATATAAAAGGTATTCACAAAAGATTGACAATTATGAATACATGGATAGTACAAGAAAAACTATTCTTAAAAGACATTTTAGAAATGAATTGAAATTAGCTTTACCTGGTTTTCAGGCAGAAGAATATGGTATGATGAATCCTCCATCTGTTAATGATATTTTTGATGAAATGAAAGAAAGATGGTTACCTAACGAAGCAATTATGAATACAGAAGTAGGTAAAGGTTTCGGTGAAATAATGAAATATTGGTCAATTGCAGAGGCATTATCTATACAGTATAGTACATCAGCTAACCCTGATTGGTGGTTATCTTCCCAAGATACTAGAGCTAAAATGTTAAGAGTATATGTTTATAATGGAGCTAATGAAATTATGGAAGAATACCCTGAGTTCTGGGGTGTATGGACTGGAGTTCTGTTAAAGTTATATAGAGATGACCAAGAAGTATTGGACTATTTTGAAAGATAATTATGGATAAAACAAAAGCATTATTAAAAGCGTTTATTAAATACATGGAAGAAGATTTTGGACTTGATGAACCAATTGTTGATGTTCCTGCTGCTTTTAGAAAAGCAAATAAATGGATGGATGAAAATTTAAGGCTATCAAATCTTTTAACTGAAGAAGAAAAATTAGAAGTTGAAAAGGAATTTTCTGAATGGTGGAATACTAATATTGCAACTAAAAAATCTGAAGAATGGGTTGTAGAAGGTATTGAAGAAGATTCTGAAGTAGATACTACATCTAGAAGTATACCCAGCGGTAGAGACCCAGATTTAACAAGTAAGTCTATAGCTAGAGAACCTTATGAAAGATTAAATAGCGATTTACCTGAAGATGGTCAATATGGTATTGAAAACTTTGAGGAATTTTTTAGTAAGTTTGGATATAACGTTGACCCTGATTTAATTAATGATGAAATACTTAGATTACAAAATGAAAATACAGACGAAGCTAGATTAAAAATAATTGAATTAACAGAGTATCAAGCCCTTATGGAAAGTGATGCTTTAGTTAGACCAGCATTTAATGATGATGGTACACCAAAACTTGATGCAAATGGTAAACAATATTTCTTACCATTTCAATCTCATTTTGATGGTGTAAAAATATCTGACATTATAGATAGCAATGCTACACCACAAGAAATAACAGCTTGGCAAAATTATTTAGTTAGACATAATATTGTGCCTGACGAATATTTTGCTGGTAGTGAAGGTCAAATGTCTGCACAATTACGTGCATCAATTAAATACGTAATGAATTGGTTAGACCAAAATAGACACGTTGTAAAAGGTACAGATGTATATGCTAATGAAATAGAAGGACAAAATGCTATATTCTTTACATCATATTCTTCTATGTATGAAGATGCTGACTACCATAGAAATTTAATTAATTATGCATTAAAAGAAATGGCAGCTGAACGTGTGCAACTTGATAAAGCAGATGAAGCTAAAATTGCAGAAGAATTAGCTAAAGAGTTTATACCTCCTCGTAAAGAAAACTTAGAAGAAATGGTAGAAGCATACTTTGAACAAAAATTAAATCGTAAACCTACCGCACAAGAATTAGACCAATGGTCTGGTACGTTTGCTGAAAGTTATAATATTGCATATGCACAAGCTAGAGCGCAGGCACAACAGCTAGCTGATTATAATTTTATGCAATCAAACACACAGTATTTTGAAAATGAAGCAGAACAAAAACAATTTGAGGAAGATTATCCAGGTATAGGATATACAGACTTATCACAATTTAGTATAGATACTCCAGAAGATATTATGCAAGACGAATTAGATTCAGAGTTTGGTAAAACACAAGATGCAGTAGAACGTGGTAGAGCTATTAGAAAAATGCAATCTGATTTAATTCAATATATGTTTGGAGGATAATGCTAGGTCATACAGGTAAGATAGCTGAAGATGCTATAAATTTTGTATATGATGATGAAATAAATCCAAATAGTCCTGCTTATAAAGAATTACAAGATTTAATGGAAGACCGTAAATATCTTGAAAAACGTATGAAAAATATAGAAAGTAGTTATAAAGCTGGAGATATTTATAGAAATGAAACTCAATATTTAGAAGCTAAAAATAAAGTACAAGAATCAATAAATAAAGTTATTTATCGTATGCAACAAATTACTGGTGATGCTAAGTCTACAACTGTTAAAGGTTACAAATATGATGCTGACCCTAAAGCTACAGATGTAAAACCTAAAACAAATTTAGGTGATGCAAATATAGTATTTTCAGACCCTAGATGGGGACAACTTAGTAACTTAGCTGACCATACATTTACGTATGAGGGTAGAGAATATAGAAGTGTCGAGCATGCATATCAAACTAATAAAGGTGGTAAATTTCACGAACCTACTTATAGAAAATATTTTGATAAACCTGATATTAGAAAATCACGTGGACCTATGCCAAAATCTTATGAATTTAAAGTTCAATTAATGGAAGATTTATATAGACAAATGTTATCTGAAAATCCAGATATGGTTGAATTATTAAAAGAAACTAAAGGATTTAATATTACACATCAATTAAGGAATACTGACGATTGGACAACTGAAATGCCTAAGATATTAGAAAAACTTAGAAATGAATTTGATATAGATACATCAAGAATAGTTCCTGAAGGAACTCCTGGTTCAGTATTAGCTATGCGTGGTGGTGATTTACCTAATCCATTTTATTATAAAGGTGGTGGACCAGATGCAATAGTTGCTATATCAGAAGGTAGCGAAAAAGCAAACATTGCAAAAGTTGTAGAGTTACATAAAAATTGGCTAGAAACTGGTGCTGTACCTGATGGATTGTCTGATGAAGATGTTAAAAAATTAGCTGACATGAGAGAAAAACAATTAAACATTATTGATAACTTACCTGATGATTATAAGTTAGGATATTACAGACCAGATGCTACTACATCACACGCTATAACATTAGATAACTTTATACAAGAACGTAAACAAAGTGGTACTCCTGAAGTTAAACCTCAAACATTTGAAACAATTAAACGGTATGACGAAGATATTCTTAGAGCTAATCCAGATAAAATATATATTTTTGGAGATAATACAGAACGTTGGGGTAAAAAAAATCAATCTATTATACGTGATGAACCTAATGCTTTTGGTATAGCTACAAAAAAAAGACCTAGTATGGATGATGATGCTTTTTTTACTGATGATGAATTTGAAGCTAATAAAAAAATAATAGACGAAGATATAGCAAAAATTAAAGCAGATGGTAGACCTATTGTATTTCCTGAAGATGGTATTGGAACAGGTTTAGCTGGTTTAGAAAATAAAGCTCCTAAAACTTATGAGTATTTAATGGGAGAAATTGAAAAATTAAAAGGTGGTACAGGTATTACACCTTCTCCAACTAAAATGATTGAAGTAGAAGGTGATTTTGGTGGAATCGGAGATGCTTACAGAGCAAGAACTGGTACAACTGGTGGTACAGTAGGAGATATTACTATTGATTTTGTAACTCAAACTACTTATGACAGAGGTGCAGGTAGTGGAGCAACTAAAAAAAGTACACAATCTGGTGGAAATCCTTATCAACCAATTGTTGTTAAAGATGATGGAACAATAAAAGGTGGACAAATAGATGCACTAGCACAAATAATTGCAGACCACTTAACTACTGGTAAAACAGTTAACATTGCTGGACATGGTGCTTATAAATCTCCAAGAACTGGTTTTAACAAACCAATGGACCAAGAAATATTTAATAATGAATTAAATAAAGTATTTGATAAAGTTTTAGAAATTATAGGAGACAAACCTATTACAGGTAAAGTTATAACTGGTGGACAATCTGGATACGATTTAGCTGGTTCACGTGCTGCAGCAAGTCATGGTATACCAAATGAAGCATATTACAGTAGTACACAAGCAGAAGGCGGTGCATTATTTAGAAACCCAGATGGTGAAGATATAGATAATCTTGAAGAATTTAGAAAACGTTTTAATAGATTTGGTCCTGGTGGTATGCCACCTATAGATACACCAGAGTTTGCAACATGGTATGAAAAAGAAGTAGAAAGTAAAAGTAGCACTGAAATAATAGATGATATTGCTAAAAATTCAGATGTAGAATCTAGTTTACTAAGAAAAACTATGGGAGAAATACCAGGTTTTCTTGTTGTTCCTTTGGAAGCAGCGGTAGAAGTAGCATTAAGATATGGAAGATTAGGTAAATCTTATCCTAACGTAGCTAAAAATGCAAGAAGATTTATTATGTATGAATTAGCTATGTTTGCTGCAGCTGTTGTTACTGGTGTTGTCACTTACGGTGCTACTAAGTTTAGAGCTGAAACTGGATTTGATAGTAGAGAAATATATACACCTTATAATTATAAAGGTACAGATGAAGCTAATCAAAAAATGGAAGAAGCTGTAGCTTATAATGCAGAAATTCAAAAAATATTTGAGGAATATCCTGAATTAAAAGAATACAATGAAGCTATGGCTCATCAATTTGCAATGGAACAAGCAACAGAAAATATGGATTTTTTTATTAAAAAGATGCCTACGTATTACATAGATGAAATTTTATTTGAGTATGTTCCTTCACTTAGAGAAGCTAGAGAAGAATATGCAGATAAGAAATTTTTTAGTGAAGGTGGTTGGAGAGCAGCACTTGCACAACCTCAACTGTACGAACTTGCAGTTGGAGGTATAATAAATGCTATGATAGAAGGTGGAAAAAGGATAAGTACAAGTTATGGAAGATAATACAAATACAGAACCTACAATAGAAACTATTGGTCAAGAGGTAGACTATACAAATTACAATATAGCTAGTGCTGATAGCTATTATCCTGATGCAGATATTGTATATGTAGAAGGTGAAGGATACAAAATAGTTGTACATGAACCACCATATACATATTATTTAGATGTACCAGATGATTTTTTATTACAAGATTTAACTGATATGCCTAAACAAGAAGATGTAGATGATGCTACTGAAGCAAAAAATCGTGAAACAATGGGTATTCCAGTATTATCACAAGATGCATACAATTCAGGATTTAATGACCCATATACAGTACCAGCACCTGTAGGTATATTTGATTTAGAAGCTAATACTAATTACAAAGAAATGGCATCACAATTCCATGAAGCTATGGAAAATAGTAAAAAACGTATAACAGCTACGTTAATTAATGACCCAGAATATGTTGGATTATTAACTGCTGAAATGTATGCATCAGGTGGTGATGTATCTTTAGCTATAAAAAATTTAGAAAAAACAGATGCTTATGGTGCTATTCTTTCTAGATTAGGACTTAAACAAAGTCAAATAGATAATGAAAGATTACAGTTTACAGATAATTTACAATGGCAAGAAAATTATGCTAATTATGTAGCTTATTATAAAGATTTAGCAGTTCAAAATTATGGTGTAGAACTACCAGAAGAAATAGCAAATGGATTAGCAGAGTTAGTTAACACAGGATATTTTACAAAAGAATCAGCTAATAGACAACTTAATGCAATATTAGATGACCAATCAAATGTAGAGTTAGATTCTAAAGTATTAAATATATTAGAAGGACAAACAGTTGCTAAAACTACATATGGTGAACAAAGAATACGTGATTTAATGAACACTTATTTACCTGATAGTTTACATAACTCAGCAGAGTTTGATGTTAAAAAACTTGCAGGAGATTTACGTAAAGCAGGTGTTAACAGCAAAGATGCTGAAAATGCAATTATTGCTAAAATGAAAAAAATGAGATTCCAATTCTATGATATGTATGATGAAGATATAGCTTGGTCAACTATATTGTCAAGTAAACAAGCATCTGCTAAAAATATACTAGGTGTAGATTTAAAAAGTGATGATGCATTACTAGATGAAATAATTAAAATGAATGATGTATCTAAAGAACAACAAAGATTAAGAGAATATGGTTTAGCTAACGGTATGCAAAAAACAAAAGATGATTTAGCTAAAAGTATTATGAGTTCATTCGGTTCAGGTATAATACCACAACAGAGTTTCAGAGGTTAGTATGGCTGATTTTTTAGAAGGTGAAGTAAACAAACAAGTTAAAATTCAAAAGAATGGTCAAGTTAAATACGCTCAATCTGGTAGACGTGAAGGTGAAGATAAATCTGAACTAGAACGTATGTTAGAAGAAGGTTGGGTACAAACATCTGCATATGATGAAGGCAAAGAAATGGCAGCTGCTTATGCAGATTTTTTACCTGAAGATGTAATTGCTATATATGCAGAAAACTGGGCTAAAAGTGGTGATAATACAATAGCATTAGCTGCTACTAGAAAATCTAAAGAGTGGGAAAAAGAATTTGGATTTTTAAAACGTAAAGATGGTTCATTAGTTATGGATGAAGTAACAGCTATATCTACTAAAGCAAGTTATAAAGAGTCACTATCAGAAGTAGGTGTAACTAATTTTGAAGACTTTGAACCATATTTTAATGATATGATAGGTGGCGGTGAAGCTGAAGACCCTGTATCTGCTAGAGAATTTCAAGATAGAATAGACATTGTATACGCTGGTGTCAAAGATAAAATACCTGAAGTAGAACAATTATTTAGGCAAAGATACGGTTTAGATGTTGATGGTGGAAGTATATTTGCTGCTTTAGTTAATCCAACAATAGAAGATAAATTACTAGCTGGTGATATATCAACACTTAACTTACAAGCACAAGCTAAAGCAAAAGGTTTTAGTTCTACATTTAACAGATTTGAACAATTAAGAAAATTAGGAATGACTGAAGAACAAGCTAAAGCATTATATGGTGGTGCAAGTAGTGTAATGTCTAATGCTAGAGCTGCAGGTAGAGATTTAAATATATCAACACTAGAAGGTAGTGTAACTGGTGACATAACAGCATCACAAAGATTAGAAAGAATACAAGGCAATATAGCTTCACAAATGGGATATACATTAGGTGCTGCTAAAAAAGATGGAAAAGTTACTGGACTTTCTACTAGATAGTGTATAATAGTTTTAAGCGTTGCGTGGTCCGCTAATAGACCTGCAAATCAGCTTTCAAAGCCTACGTAGAAAGCTCGTATTAAAACCGTAGAGTAATGGACTTATAGCTTATA